TTGAAACTCTTCAATCGACGCTCGTAAAAGTAATTGTACGTCAGGAGTTGTGTTGTCTGCCTCATCCACAATAATAACCTTGTGGTTGGAATCAGAAGTGAGAGACACAGTACTAGCAAAGGTCTTTGCCTGATTGCGTATAGTGTCCAAGAATCTACCTTCATCCGATCCATTAATGACATAGGAATCTACTCCTAGTTCTTCACATAATGCTTTTGCTACCGTCGTCTTACCTATACCAGCACCCCCAGAGAGAAGTAGATTAGGAATCGCTCCCTGACCTACAAATCCCTGGAAGATCTTTTTAGTTTCCTCTGGGAGAATACAATCCTCTATTGATTGAGGACGGTACTTCTCAACCCATAGGAATAGTTTATCACTCATAATTTAGTTTGGCTCTAGTGCCACGAAGTAGTTTAGTGCTGACTGTGATAGCGATGCGAAGTTAGCAATACTCTTGTTGCTAACAGTTACATGATAGGTACCTGCAATTAACTTCAGGTTCTCTACCTTGAAACAATAACAGAAGTTACGTCTCTCTGGTGTCATTTTACCAGGATCCTCAAAGCTCACGTTCTTCATTGGTAATGAGAAGACATTCGATGTTTGATTCTTCTTATCCTTTACGCAAATACTATACTCTCCTTCATGCCCATATAAACATAGATCTTCAACCCCATAAACCTTAGCTGCTTGTAGCAACTGATCAAGATCCTGCATAGGAATATCGAAATGAAATTCCTTACCTGGAATATTGATATCAAAATCAGGTGGAGTGACTATGATGTCTGGGTCACTGTAGTAATATGTAGTCTTACCCTTTGTGTCCTCATCATAGATGATAACTTTCTTATCATCAGGGAAAAACAACCATGGTTTCTTGAATAGAGACAGTGCTCCTAAGAATAATGGTAGGTCGTAGATGGACATCTTGCGAGGGAATAACTCAGTGCAATCTGACATGGCAATGATATTCTTATTCACAGACATCGTTTGAAGGAACTTACCCTCTTCAATAATAATAGACTTATTGATAGTACTGAAGTTTCTTAGGACATCTACAGTCTTTTTAGACAACTGTATGTTAGTCTGGAAGTCCTTCTCTCCTTTATAGGATGGCTCTCTTCTTAGATCACCTACTGTATTTAAAACTTTTTCTTGGATCGGGCTAGTCATAGTCTATTAATTCTGCGGGGGTTGGGACATTTTCTGGTTTATCATCAGGGTACGACGTGCCTGAGAAATAATATAATAGTATAGCATAGTGAATGATTTTTAACACGTCACTCTTATGCTGACTCTTCTTCTTATACCGAGAGGCATACTTGATGATATTAGATTGACAGAAGTGCTCTGCTGATCCAATTGCCTCAAGGAGGTCTAGAGTCTGTACCCCCTTCTCTTCGTTAGAGTAATGACTTCGGTAGGTGCTGGAGATATAATCCTGCACCACCTTAATCGTATCGTCTTCTCTGTATTTCATACCGTTATACTATCATGCGGCTAGAATGTTGTCAAGGTTCTCGATGTCAACCTCGTTGTCTATCTTATCATATAATTCTAGGAATGACTGCTTTGTCTCGTCATCGAAACGATTCAAGCATACCTTGATTGCCTTTACCCTATCACTAAAGATAGCATAAGCACGAATAATATGCACCAATCTACGTGTTGAGATGATCTCATCCACTCCACCATCGTTAAATGTCTTGCGGATAATCTCGGCCCATGTAGTAAGGTTAGCAATGTACTTATCATCACAGCAGTCCAATTCTTTACAATAGTTATTGAGCATCCTGATTTCTGTCTTGGCATTAGGATATTCTTGCTCAAATGTTAGTGGGAAACGCTCTAAAAATGCCTCATTTAAGACGTTTGTGCCTATAAATCTGCCATCATCAGACCCTTTACCCTTAGTGTTAGCAGTTGCAACCACTGTAAACCCTTCTTTAGGTTGGACATAACGTCCAATCTTCTTTAGAAACACACCCTTCCCTTCCAATATGGATTGTAAGCAGAGAATCTTATTGGAAGCAAGGTCGATCTCGTCAAGTAAGAGTACTGCACCACGCTCCAATGCCTCAATGACAGGTCCGTTATGCCAAACTGTAGACCCATCCACAAGCCTAAACCCACCAATAAGATCGTCTTCATCTGTTTCAATAGTAATGTTTACACGGATTAAATCTCTCTTTGTTTGAGCACATGCTTGCTCTACACCGAAGGTCTTACCGTTACCTGATAGACCAGTGATGAATATAGGGTAGAAGATCTTAGATGATAACACCTTCTTAAGATCAGGGAAGGTACCAAAGGGTACGAAGTGGTTATCCTTATCAGGTACTAGGTTAGCAGGTGTCTCTACTGTTTCAAAAGTCCTTTCCAATTGCTTCTTGGCCTCTTCCATTGTTAGATCCCATGCACCTCGCTTGACTTTGAATTCATTTAGGTACTTGGTGACAGTCTGGTAAGACACATTGAAATGGTCTACTGCTTCTAATAGTTGCTCGGTTTTAACTTGGTTACCGAACTTACCCACTAGGTAGTCTCGTAATTCTTTAGTGGTCACTGTAACTAATGCTGGCATTGATCTTTTGTTTGTTTATACTACTATTATAACCCTAGATCAAGGGGTTGTGTAGGTAGCCATGACGGTTTGTTATCTGGCACACGCTGATAGTTATCCAGTATCCATGGCTTAGTACTGAGATACATTCTGTATGCAGTGACAGTATCAATACGATTGTTATCCTTTAATACATCTGGCATAGCTCTAACAAATGGAGTGTGATCTTCAGGACATCCATTCTCCATCTGAGTTAATGCTGCCATCCTTATACTTCTCTCACATGCATGTTTCTTACCATAGCGTGATGTATATTCATTACACAATGATATACCATGCTGAAACAACCACTGTAAATTATCAGCAGACTCTGCTGCCCATTTAGTACATGGGTGGTTTCTAAAGGCACCCTTCTCCACATTATATGGTTTATTATCTGCCTTTAATACAGGACCAACATTCCAATACCACTTAGAAAAGACCAACGCAATCATCTGCGTGGTCTCAACTGGCATCTTGACAATGTATTTGTCTGGCAGCGAGAATGCTGCCAGTGCTGGATCTTCATCGACTGCAAATATATTCATGCGATCTGATCAATAAATGATGTAAGTATCTTCTTGTTATTCGCTTTACCTTTAAGTGACTTGGTGAATGCTCTCTTAATATCTGCCTTTGAATCAGACTTAGGCTCGAATTCTACGTCTGTATTTAGCTGTGATGAGGCAAGAAAATAGATTTCCTGATAACCCAACACTGGAGCAGCAACACACTTAGTCTTTCTATAGTCACTGATATGTTTTTCAACCTTATTGTGACCATCTTGTCTTGCATTCCAGTCAACCTCACCATACTGATGGCTAATGTATTCCTTCTCAAGTACTCTCCTAAGATCACGTTGAGTTATGATTCTAAATCCTAGGAAGTTACACTCTGGAAACTTACCCTTAAGATATGTTAGGAGTTGCTTAGTGAAAGGTGCATTATTATGGAACTTATAGATCCTACCATTCTTACGATCTCTTATCTGTGTATGATACCTTACGTTACCTCTAAAGATTCTCTCACCATTATAATCAGACTTCATCCAGATTCCAGGATGGGCTGCTTCACCATCAGATAGTATACTAACGTGCACTTTCTCTACACCATTTCTTCTCTTGAAGTCAGGGATGATTGTCTGTAAGCAACCAATCGCTTCACACAATGGGGTGCCACCAAGATTCATATGTGATGGAATAGCATCAGGTACTTGCTCACATCTAGACCAATGCTCCTCAGTATTATTGTATCTGTATCTGTATCCATACCTAGAGCATATCATGGTAGTGATTCTCCAGATATCTTTAGCATACTCATCAAATAGTCTGTTGTTTAGACTGCTGCTAAGGATATTAACCAAGAAGAAATGCTCTGGTATATGTAATGTACCTATTCTACCTTCCCAGTCATCATAATCCCTTCTAGTAAACCCTTCTGGGTACCATGATCCATCACCAACGAATGTGTATACCTCAAATGGGATACCAGACTTGCGACAGAATAAGCAGAGTGAAAGTAACTGCTTGTATGTGTCATGTATATCCTCTGCCATGGATCCAGACCAGTCTAGTAAGAAGATTAGACCATGATTCTTACCATCTTGTCTAACTGTTATCTTCTTAAAGATGTCATCGTTAAACTTATACTGGTGAAGTTTAGTAGTATCAAGGACACCAGTGCGAGATACCTGCTCTCTTGCATATGCACTCGCTGCTTTCTTCATATCAAACTCTTTAGCAAGGTAGTTTACTTCTCTTGCTCCTAGTCTCTTCCACTGACGGTACTCATCATCAACTACTTTCCAATCTAACTCCTTATAGAATAGAGGATCCTCTTTGTCAGTAAATCTTGCTGAATTCCAATACTCATGGTTGAGTTGATGTACTCTATGAGGTGAAACAACATGGTGCTTCATGTCAATGTCATCCACCTCCATGTAAGTTGGCTCATATGAGGTGTCACCCTTTGCCATATCCTTAACAGCCTCGTTTAATGCCCTGTCAGTCTTAGACTCTAGGTCAGCAGTGTTACCACCTTGCTTAGAAGTGGTATCACTTTCCTGGCCATTCCCTTCTTCACCCTCCTCTGTAGACTCTTGACTATCTTGTGGTTGACCTTCTTGATCTGCCTTCTCACCTTTCTTTCCAGAGGAATCTCCCTGAGTTTGATCGAGATTGACCCCCTCTGTAGTGTCCTTAAGACCGATATTAGCAAGCTTTTCCTCCTCATTTTTCTGTTTTTCATATGCATAAATTGCCTTCGCCACCTCTATCGCATCTAAGAATGTTTCCGATGCCCCTGTAGCGTCTCTGAGTGGCACTTCAGCAGCATTAAATGGGATAATATTATATGACCCTACCTTATAGTATAGATTGATTCTATCGATGAGGTTTAGTGTACTGATATCCTCGTCTTTTACCTCAAAGAAGTCCTTCTCATCTAATTCTTGGTAACCTTTGTAGAAATCCTTAGTAAGACCAGGAAACTTACGCTTCATTAACTTCTCAATACGTGCGTCCTCGGTCACATTAACATAAGACTGTGGTAGATCGTACTTCTTAGACCAGTCTTCGTTGGGTGTATAGAGTGCATGTCCTACCTCGTGACCCACTAGCATGTTATAGACCCTATCAGATGCATCCCAGATAGGTAGGGTAAGAATCCTCTTGTCCACATCAAACTGTGCAGTCTCGCATCTCCTATGCTCTACTATTATGTTCTCTGTTGCTAGTAGTTTAGCGAGAGTCCCCTTAACTTCTTGGTTTTGCATAGTCCCTTGCGTGTATATGAACAGTATAAGACCCCCTAGGGTGCTTTGGGGGTCCGAGTAGACACTTCTTTAAGTGTCTGCGTCTGTCACGTGCTGATCGCAGTGCTTGCGGTTTCAACGTACGTTTAGCATCCTTCTTACTATGATGCTGCCAGTTTGGAAAAATCATCTCGCTTCTCAAACTTCAGGGTTTTCTCAAATTTATCAAGAAGTAGCTCACCTTTGTGAGAAATGACAAATAAATTAACATTCTCACCTAATCCACGTAGGATCTTGAGTAACTCGTCAGTTGCTTGGTCATCCAGAGAGGAGTCAAACACCTCATCTAGTATGAGGAGGTTGGTAGCAGCAGAATTCTTGAGGTTTGCGATCTCTCTCCATGTAAAGAGGAGTGCTAGGTCAATTTTCTGCTTCTCACCCTCTGAAAAGGATGCATAGGAGAACTCATCTCTGAATCTACTCTTGATAACTTCATTGAATTCCTCATCAAGTGTGAAATTGACGAAGAAATCCATAGATTGTAGGTATTTATTGATAGATTTGTTAATTATAGGTACAAACTTCTTAATTATCTTAGATTTGATACCACCGTCCCTCAATAGAGTACCGACTATCTTAAGATCATCAAAGTTTTTATTCTCCTGAGCACAATCTTCCTCAATTTTCTTCAATTGTGCAGTAAATTCCTTCAATTGCAGTTGTTCTGTCTCCATATCAGGTGACTCAGCCTCATGCTCCACCAACAATTTATTCTGCTCGACCTGCATCGCACTGATCTTATGAGTAGAAGCGTTGATCTCCTCTGTATACCCCTTTAACTGCTTAATCTGCTTGTTTCCTCTGTTAAGAGCGTCAGTAATGACGTTTAGACCCTCTATAAACCTCTTCTCTCTGGTCTGTGCTCCAACAATCAGTGCACTCTTGTCCATTAGTACTTGATTACAGGTAGGACAGTTGTCATTCTCCCAATAGAATTGCAAATCCTTCTCTGCCTTGTCTAGATTACCCTGTATCTTAACCCTCATGTCCCTCATGTCATCATACTCTTTCTGTATGTCCTGCATTCGGGAGATCTTCTTAGAATTCTCACTTATAATGTCCTGCTCATCAGCAATAGCAGAATCTAACTCATTTACTCTCTTACCTATCTTATCCTTGTACTCCTTACTCATCTTCTCCATGTTGGAGATCGTTCTCTTCTGTAGTTTAAGAGTCTTCTCTGCTAACTCTACCTTATGATCACAGTCCTTAAGAATTTCTCTTGCATCCTTTACCTTATCCTTAAGGAGAAGATTCATTCTTGAGAAGATCTGGATATCGAGTAGATCTTCAATAACTTCTCTCCTGACACTTGCTCCGAGTTGCATGAATGGGACAAATGTGGATGATCCGAGGATGACGACTTGTGTAAAGGACTTGAAATTGAACTTGAGGATTGATTGCTCCAAGTATTTCTGGGTGTCCTTGGTAGCAGCATCTTGGTCAAGTAGTTTACCGTTTCTATAAATCTCAAATACATTTGGTTTAATCCCCCTAATAACTTTGTACTGTACACTCCCTATAACAAATTCGATTTCAACAACCGTTTCTCTCTCATTGATGCTATTTACCAACTGACTCTTACTAATCTTTCTGAATGGTTTGTTGAACAAAACAAAGCACAGAGCATCTAACATTGTAGATTTCCCTGCACCATTAGCACCCACTACTAAGTGGGATTGAGAGTCTGTTATTTTCACATGTGTGAAAGAGTTACCTGTAGATAGGAAATTCTTCCAACGAATATCATTAAAAATTATCATTCATCCTGTGGGGGAGGTACAACCAATTCATCTGTTGTAATAATACTGAATGCATACCCATGCATTGTGCAATTTTCTTTGACTTGATCCTCCTCTATCTCAGTGACAGATAGTTTCCTTGGATAGTCATCTGCTAACAGCATATCATAGTAACGTACTGCATCATTCTTGTCAAGAAATATCTGCACTACTCTTTCCTTGCGGTCATCATCTCTTACAGCATATACACCCCCAGTCCTCTTGTCAAGTAACACAAACATCAGATGCCTCCATGTAGAGTGTCTTTAGTATCTTAAAAATATCATCCTTATTCTCAAATTCTGAAACACATTGCTCTAGTATGGTCAATGTATCTTCTACTTCAACGTCATCAACATCATCGAGATCATATGACATGTCTTCGATGATCTTTAGGTCTGCTAAATCAGCAGCCTGTAGTCTACGTACTATACTATCAAACTTAACTTGGTCAGTCTTGGATTCTACAATCAATTTAACATAGGTTCCTTCTAGTTTTTTGATTGCCACAGGTGACAAAGTTATATCATCATTGTAATAGATCTTATTAAAAGTATGATAAGGATTTGAATAGAATTTTAATTTGTTGTTGGAAGTATTTAGTATATGAAACCCACGTTCTTGACCGTAATCATTCCAGTATAACTGTGATGGGTTACCTAGGTATCTTATGTTACCTTTACTACTCTTACAGTGGAAGTGACCAGAGAATACCATGTCATACTTCTTAAAGACATCTGGATCATCACCATGTGTCATAGTATATCCAGGAATAGGATCGAAACCATTCAATTCAAAGTGACCCATGCATAGTTTAGCATCGGAGTCACGAATCATCTCGAAACTATGCTCACGATTCTCATCACACATCCATGGCACTAAGAGTGTCTTAGTACCGTATAGATCTATCTCCCTTGGCTCAGTAACGATATCAATATTGTCAAATTCACCGAGAAGAAGATCAGGAGAATTGACACGGAGAGTATTCTTGAAGTAAATGTCATGGTTACCTATCAACATGGTCATTTTTATTCCTCTATCTTGCAGAGGTCTAAACCACATTTCCTTTGCTGCTTCAAGAGAGTTAAAATTTACACCCTTCCTTCTATCAAACGTATCACCTAAATTAATTATCTCTGTAATACCTTCCTTATCAATAGTAGGTAGTACTTTCTCTGTATAAAACTTTCTATATCTTTCAACGTAGTGTTGATTATCATTACGGACACCAAAATGCTGGTCGGTAATCAATAAGACTTTCATAGATATCCGTTGAAGTTTATACTAATTGCTTTTCTAGTTGTTGTAGCAGGCTGTGTCCTATGTCGCATCCATCCTGGAAACAAAAGGAAATCTCCAGTGACACAGCTGATACTCTCTGACATTAGCATATCACCTGGTGATTTGGCAAGTGGTGTTAACCTATGGATATAATCCAATGGGTTTATCAACTCTATATCTCCTACTGATGGTTGCTTCTCAATATAATATACTGCTGCCACATGTGTCTGTCTAGCACCTGCTGCATGTGAATGCTCTGCTGTATAATCTCCTGGCTCATGCCAGTTAGCCCATGCTGAGCTGGGTCTCAACTCTGCCTTCTCATATCCTAGTTGCTCATCCCAGTACTTAGCAACGTATGGAAACATAGCACCTATGAGATCCTCTACCTCTGGCACACTCTCCCATAACATTAGATCAGACTGTGCTGTAGTATAACCAGTCTCACCAGACCAGACACCCTTACTCAATCCACTCCACAAGTCAGGTATATTAAAGGACTGATCGAGGTGTCCTTTATATACAGGTATAGAAAATAAATTCACTGTCGCATATTGGTTTCGATACGTCCCTTGATGCTATTCATTTCTGAATGATCATCCTTACTGTCTGAATGGAAGACTGCCTCATACCCACTCTTCTCTATTAACTTATCTCTTATGTCCATCTGTCTCTTCTCTTTAGCAATACGTCTGAGAAAAGCATAGTAAATTATTTGTGTGAAGTACGCAAAAGGATTCTTTGACTTAGCAGGATCAAAGTTATCAATATATTGTACACAATTTTCAACCCCATCTGATATCATGTCCTCTTTAAACATGTAGTTGATGAAGTTTGGTCTGTAAGATAGATGTGTTGCTATCTTTAAGAAACACTCCGCAAGATAATGCGTGATGCGAGGTTTCTCTTTGTCATTTAATTTCGCTGAATCAACTTCCTGACGATACTTTGTAATCTCTTCCAGGAACTTCTTGTTATCAACGTAATGTTGTTTCCGTTTAGAAGCCATTACTTTTGCCATATGATTAACTCACCTGGTTCATTATATGATGTTAAGGATATGTTGTCAAGTCTGAGTACGATTCCAAAAGTCTTCTAACTTCCTTCGTGCATCAGATACTTTACCTACGTACCCCATTTGTGGATTAACTGGTATCTCTATGTCTGTCTTATTACCACCCTTCTCTTTACGCACCCATAACTTATACATTAATATAGACTCCATAGACATGGGAGCAACCGTGCATATATCTTCTTCACTAATCATATAGAAGTCTTCATCAGAAAACATCATCCACTTTATTAAACCTATCGCTAATCCTTGATTGCCATCCTTCTCTACAGGGTGTGACTGTGGTGATGCTGGATCAGTAACAAAGATCTTTGTCAAACCAGGTTGCAGATCATCCTCAGATGCGATCATTGTCCCTAGTACAGTCTCACCTGACCGTAATTTAATTACACCATAAAACTCTTGCTCATGTTTAATATAATTAATGGTCATTTTTTAAGATTGATCTTAGTGATTTCATAATCAAACTTCTCTTCATCATATATCTTCATCCTCTCGATGAGGTGCTTGTAAGTATAGTTGTAATGAGAGTCCTTAGAGCAGTCATCAGCAATGTCATACAACACTGCCTGTGCTTTATTGTCTCCCTTCCTCAGTACCCGTCCGATAGACTGTAAATTCCTTACCCTAGACTTACTAGGACTAGCAAAGATCACATTGTGAAGATTACGAATGTTGATACCAGTTGAGAAAGTTCCGTATGATGCTAATATTATAGCATCTTTTTGAGATTCGCAAATGTTACGAGCCTCTTCCCTCTCTACAGCATCTACACCACCGTGTATGAAAAAGACTTTTCGGTCCTTATTTACTTTACTATTTAGCATTTCCCATAGAGGTTCTCCGTGTTTCTCTATGTAATTAAAGAGTACTAGGGTGTTTCCCTCTAGATTTAGTGCCAGATTAGTGATGAAGTTGCTACGTCTGGTGTGCATACATAGGTATTCCATCTCCTGTTGATAGTAATCGAATGGTACCCACCCATGCTTGAGTAGTAATATCCTCACCTTCAATGGTGTTAGGTGACCCTCCTTCATAAGGTCTATGGTCTTTGTTACTCTATCAACCTTACCAAATAATCCTTCAAGGACTAACTGGTGTGACTCCATACCATCTAGTGTACCTGTTAATCCAATCCTATACTTCGCATCATGGCACTTCGTAAGGATGCCCGTGAGTGACTTAGCTTTATAAAGGTGTGCTTCATCCCCGATAATGACATCAAAACGTTCAAAGAACTTCTTGGGTTCCTTATAGATGCTCTGCCAAGTACTAATAATGACTGGATTATCGACATACTTCTCCTCTCCTCCTTGTATCTTATGGACTTGACTAGGGTTCCAACCATAGTCTCTGAAATCTTTATACAACTGCTCTACTAGAGATACAGTGGGTACTATAATTAATATCTCTCTCTTCTTAAGTAAGTGCCAACGC